ATCTTATTATCAGCCGATGGGGCTGGAGATCCCACCTGAGAGGTTGCAACTTGTCCTGGTGGAGCAGATTCTTTTTCTGGAGATGAAGAAATTTCTGTAGATTTTTTAGACTTTGCTTTATTAGATTCCGTACTAGATTGATTTCCCTTAATTTGCCTAAGTACAGTCTTTAACTTTTCATAGTCAATACTTCCACTGTTTCCTGGAAGAACATTTCCACTTGCACTCTTAAGTGCTCCCCACTCATTCGAAAGCCCTTCACTAAATTGTTCATCTGTCAGCTTTCCGGCTAACCACGCATTTCCCTGTCGTTTATTTTCTATGATTGATACTGCCATCTTATCCTGATTTTCAGGACTAAAAAGATCTTTATTTGGATCCAATCCCGCAGCTGTTGCCTGTTCTTTGGGAGTCATAAACTGGTATCTTCCTACTGCCCCAGTTGCCTTTTTATCAACCTCAGCAATAGTCATTTTGGTTGCTCCTGGGAGATAGGTACTAGGATTCATTGATTCGTAGCTATCCTCCGTAGCTTCTCCAGAGGCAATTAAATCTAATAGGGGTTTCCACTGACCAGCAGAAGCACCACCACTACCACCACTAGTTCCCAAGCTCTCCATAGCCATAGCCGCTGCACCTAAGCCAAGTGCTCCCAGAATAGAAGTATTAGCAGAACCATAAGAATCTTCACTATCATTAGTGTCACTAAGAACTTCTAGTGCCTTAGTTTTTTTAACTGTGCCAGTAGTATTTTGGGTAGGTGGTGTCTTACTACTCTCACTATACTGTGCCAGAAGTAGACGTTCCTGCCTATCAACTTCCCGTTTTCTAGACTGTAGTTCTAATTGAAATTGACTTGACAGATTTGCAAATCCCCTCTGTAGGAAAATAAAGCGTTGTTGCAATGCACCAACCATTCCCTGAAGGATTTGATCATCTCTATTTTCCTGTATTATCCGTACTTCCTGAACCTTTGTAAGTTCTGTTTGCTGTTTTACTACCTGCAGAATTTGTGATAGATCTGAACCAGATACAATAACTGGTTCTGCAGGCACATTAGTTCGATTTACCCTAACATTAGAAGATGAGGACAGTGAGCCCGAAAAAAATTTATTGATATTAATTTTTTTGAGTTCATCCATTGTTAGCCTTTTCTTCTTTATCTTGTATGTGTTGTCTTAACAATTCTAAGTAAATTTCACGTTCCCATGGAATCATATTTTCAATTTCAGTCAAAGAATATTTATGAATGGTCATGAGTGAGAAATTTATTCTATAGTATGTTTCAAGATCTTCCTTTGCTAGGGCTAGGCGAAAAAATCGTTCAGTCCCTCAAGAACAACATCATTAACAATCTCAGTATTTGGATTCTTAACCTGAAGCTTGAGTGATAATTTTGGCATTGTTTCAAAAAACTGCTCAAGCTTTTTATATTGATGTGGGGTTAGTTTTTCAATATAAGATAGCAACTCATCTTCAGTACAGTCTGAGGCTGACCAGCACTCTTCGGTATTATATACAGTATCAATACACGAGGAAACTAACTTAAGATTTTTCTCAACATTAGCTACAGAGGTTCTATCAAGTTCAAAGGTATTCTCAATAAATTGTAGCAGAGAAGGATACTTCATTTGAATATTATATCCATTTTCCAAATCAATTGTAGAACTATGATTGTCTGGAACTACAACTTTAATTTGATCCACAAATATAGTTACTGGAACTTCAGTCTTACCATCGTCTCCACAGGTTATAATAAGTTCTATAGATTCTCCAATAGACTTAGATCTAATTTGTAGAAACAAATATTCAATATCAAATGCTGGCAGTTCTTCTACCTTAATCCCTCTAGTAATGATGCAGTTATCGAGGACTTGCTTGATTGCTCTTGAAATTTGACTCAGCTCCCTAGTTTCCAGGGCTAAAATTAATATCTTCTCTTCTCCTACAAAAAATGGACGAAACTTTACCTTCTTTTTATTGGAAGGAAGAATCAATTCATATTGTGGAGCAGTTTGTGTCGGTAATGGCATAGTTGTTCAATTTGATAAAGGTCTAGTCTTAGGCAAATGTGCTGGATATGGGGGTTTCGAAATAGTCTCCCCAGGAGCTTTGAGTTGTCGCATCATTTATGGTTAGTGATGGACCAAATGCTGGAGAAGATTGGAGAACAATATACCTACTATAGTTAAAGGTCACCGTATATGTCAATATATCAGACCCATTATAACTTACTGGAGAAGCTATAATATTGTTTGGATATGCCTTTATGAATTTATAGGTTAAGTAACTACTATTCTTAAACCTTGTCTGGTTTCCATCAGCTTCAATACTGTTCAGATCTCGTTCAAATTTAGTAACCAAGATATTTTGGGTATACTGATCTGGATAACGAAGTCTATAGTAACTATTCTCCGCAGAAGCATCTTGAGATGTTTGTCCATTGGATAAACTTGGGGCCTCTCTTCCAGAATTTCCGTAGAGTGGATTTATATAGTTTGTCCATTCTTCAAAAAATCGAATAATTTTATGATTAGAGTCCACAAAGAATGTCATTGCAAGTTCAGGGTATTGTTTATAGAGTGGGTACTTTTCAACAATTCCTTGACGATTTCCAATTACCTCGGAAGCCTTAAATGCTGGTCCAGGTAAAATTGTATTGGAGCATAACAACTCAATATGTTCAAGTGGATCCAATCCTTCAGAAACATTATAATCCAAAACACCAGCCTTAGCCAGTCTGTTAAGAAGACCTCCACCAAGACCATTATCATTATTTGATAGTGGAAATGCGACTTTAAAAAACGAAGTTACAGATACTTTACTAAAAGTTCTCCGTATTTTTTCTATTGGATAATGTAATGTCTGGTTAGAAGACATTTCTAAATAGTACTGGGTTGTATACTATGTATATGTATTATAGCGGAAAATTTTCCCCAAAAAATTACTCAAAGTATAAGGGGAATCCAACCAAAATTGAATATAGATCTTCATGGGAACTTAAGTTCATGAATTACTGCGATATGAATTCTTCCATTTTGGAATGGAGTAGTGAGGAAATTATAATTCCATATTTCTGTCCAGTTCAAAACAAATATCGCAGATATTTTGTAGACTTTTATATAAAAGTTGTTGAAAAAACTGGAGATATTAAGAAATACCTAATAGAAATAAAACCAAAATATCAACTATCAGTTCCAAATCAAAATCCTAAAAAGAAGACTAAACGATGGATTACTGAAAACACGACCTATGCGACAAATCAAGCAAAGTGGAAAGCAGCTAAAGAATACTGCGAGGATAGGTTAATGGAATTTAAAATTTTAACGGAGGATGATCTTAACGTATGATAGACAAACTAGGCAAATTACTTAGAGATATACAAGATCCAAATAGTCAGTATAATCGCCGCCTAAGATTTGAAAAGAATCTAAAGCGCAATCAAAAGGCATTTGATAAGTATAAGAAATCTCAAAGTTCAAGCGAAGATGTAGATGAGACTGAAGAAGTTTCGGAAGAAATTCTCAAACCTTCGGAACGAATACTACTGAGAAAGAATAGAGAATTTGGTGGAAAATTTGCATCGACTGAGTGGTATAGGGGTGCAGTGGTTTCAGAATTGGAACAGATTCAGGGAAATTACGATACGACAGATCTAGGAGACACCTTTGGATTTGAAATTGGAAAATTTTATAGCTTCAATTATGATGCGCTATATCCAGACAGATACCCCTTCTGGGACCAGTTTCCTCTTTCAAAAATTTTAACCATGGACATTGATAATGAAAAGGGCACTATCTACTTCTTAGGAGCAAATATACACTATCTAACTCCGGATGGTGGATACCGGGGAAAGGTGGCCATTAACATGCTAAATAGTATGAATTATGTTCCAGATGTCTGCCTACATACATATGTACTTAGTGGTATTAGTAATCCATTAAGAGTTCCTGATGATGATGTAGACGGTCTATCAGATTTCATAACTGAATCTTTTGTAGACAATAAAGGTAAACGAGTCAGTCCAAACAAAGTTTGGAGAACCTAACCCATAATGGCAACTCCCGCTGCAGCAAAAAACACTATAATTACTGTCCCACTAACAGATTCGGTAGGTGACCAGTACTATGCTGACGTATCATCAGCCGGAGCAGATGTAGGAAAAATTATAATACTAAGAGATACTAACAGATATCCAGTAACATATTCTGCAGCCCAAACATTAATAACAAATTCAGAAAATTCCAATTGGACTAGTGATATTAATAAGTCACTAAGAGCTGCAAATTTATTTACTCCTGGTTCTCCTCCAAAATTTAACAGTGCTAATGCAACTATAGCAGAAGGAAATTATACTCAGCAGTATGATCAAAATTTAAATTCAATTTTAAATAATGAGTTAAATTTACAGAATACAAATAGATTATCAAAGGCAATTGCAGCTCAAGCAATGTCCCCAGAAGCTCCAATCACGACTGGGGTTCACATATTTCCAATCGATCTAATTGCAAACAAATCAGATGCATCTAGATCAAGAGGAAATTCTCAAGATTGTATAAGAATAAAGGCTCTAAAGTATACTCCGCCTCAGGAGGGATTTCTTGAGAGTGTTCCAAAATCAAAGCCATCTGTAGGTGCCATTGCAAAATTTGGAATGGCATCACTAAATCAAGCAGTTCCTAAGGGAATGAACTATCAGGGAGAAGTAATTCTACCAATGCCAAGTGAAGTTAGAGATACCCTAAAGACTGAGTGGGGCATTTCCGATATTTCAGCTCTTGGATTTGCAATGGTTGGAAATATTGCAGGAATGCAAGAATTACCTGGAGCATTCGGATCAATCAAGGCATTTGGAGATATACTTGGTATTGGAGCAAATGCAACTGCAATTGGATCACTCATCAAGTCATATGCATCTGGGGGTCCAGATCTGCAACGAATTATCAAAAATGATGCTATTTCTTCTATCATTTCTAGAATTAATCAACAGGTAAATCCATTAGATCTTCTCACAAGATCTACCGGAAAGACCGTAAATGCAAATGCTGAACTACTCTTCAGAGCACCATCACTTAGAGTTTTTGAATTAAACTGGAAACTATCTCCAAGATCTGCAGCAGAAGCACAAGAATTAAGAAAGATTATTAGATTCTTGAAGGTAAATATGCTTCCTAGAATTACTGATGGGAGTGCGGTTTTACTTCAAACTCCCAACGTATTTGTGATGACATATGAAAGAATGGATGGTTCCCCAAATAAGAGTCTTCCTAAACCAAAGATTTGTGCTCTAACTGGGTTTTCTGCAGATCATACTCCAGATGGAGTTGGGTGGGCATCCTATGAAGATTCTCATCCAGTTTCAACTGTACTTACTACCAGATTTGCAGAATTAACTCCCATTTTTGCTAATGAGTATAGCTCATCAACCGGAGACGACGTAGGAATCTAATGGCATACTTTAAAAATTTACCGAACATACTATATCCATCACTGAGAAATGGTAAGAAGTCTTCGCATGATTATACTCTGATTAAAAATTTATTCAAGTACGCAAAGATATCTGATGGCCTACTTGACATTTATGTAGCATTTGAAGACTACCAAATCATTGGAGATGATCGTCCAGATAATGTTGCAGAAAAGTACTACAATAATTCAGGATTAGACTGGATAATCTTAATCACCAACAACATTCAAAATGTACGTGAAGATTGGCCAATGCCACAGAAGATCTTATACAATCATCTCTATGAGAAATATACGGAGGCTGAGCTTGAGCAGGTAAAATACTATGAGACTATTGAAGTTAAAAATTCAAAGAATCACATTATACTTAAGAGTGGAATAAAGGTTCCGCAAAATTTTACTATTAGATATGTTGATGATAATGTTGTCGAAGAAACAAATCCAGTTAATGCAATCACCAACTTAGAATATGAAATTCAAAAGAATGATGAAAAAAGGTCAATACTTCTACTGAGACGTGAGTACGTTCCAATTTTAGAGAAGGATTTACGAAGCATATTCCAGTATACTAGGTCTTCCGAATTTGTAGACGAAAAAACAATACGAGTTGAAAGTCCCTGCATACTATAAAGCCTCCCCAGAGGGGAGGCCTATTAACTCAATCAGTCGTCTACCAACTTTTGAAAGTAGCTAAGTGCATCATCTTCATCATCAGTTGAAGCGATGGAGGAAACAGATCCTCGCCCATCTTCTTCATCATCAAAGGATTCATCAACCGGAGCAGATTTAGTTGCTGCAGCCTTACCAAGAACAACTTCTAAACGAGCATTAAGTTGCTCATGAGTCTTAAACTTGTCCTCAGAAATAATCTCCTTCAAAGAGAATTCCTTCTTCCAGATTTCTTCCAGAAGATCATCATCACCACCAAGAAGAGGTGCTGCAGCTGAGAATTCGCTTGAGTCATAATTCCAATAACCAGCAACCTTCTTAATCTTCAGCTTAAAATCTGCACCCTTCCACAGATCAAAGGGATCTACAATTGCCTCATCCTCAAATTCTGGCTTCATTGCCGCTTGAATTTTATCAAAAATCTTCTTACCATACTTAAAGAGGAATACCTTCCCCTCGTTTTCGGGGTTTTTTGGATCCTTAATTACATAGATGTTCGAGAAGTAGGAAAGCTTACGCTTACGTGCTCTAGCGATTTCCTTGTTTGCATCGGAACCGCTGTTCCAAAGAATGCTGTTAGATTCACATACTGGGCACTTTCCGCCAACAGTTGTGAGACAGTTATCGATTAACCAGCCGCCAGTTGCCTGAAAGGCGTGATTATAAAGCTTTGCCCACGGAAGTTCTTCACCATCAGGTGCTGGAAGAAACCGAATAACGGAATACCCATTACCAGTTCCATCAACTTCGGGCTTCCAGAGTCTATCGTCTGAAGCTCCACTAGAATTACTATTCAGTTTTTCAACTTCCTTAACAAGCTTTGCAGTAAGGCTGCCGAGATTAGATTGTTTTTTGAGATTTGAAAATGACATTGGATGTGTTGGATGTGTTGGATCGTTTGTACTTGTTCATCATAGCAGGGTCAATCAAGATTGTCAAGGGCATCCCGGACATCAGTAAAACCTTGCAGCATACGATCTATTCGCTTCTCCATTTGAGCAAAATACTCATAGAGTGAAGTATCTGGGGGCATATCGTTAAGTCCCCGTGCAGTGGCTATCATTCTTTTCAGAACATCCTTAGCCTCTGGATCCTCCATTAACGAAAATCGTGTGTATATAAGTTTTTGTCTTTCTACTAGTTCTTTGAGTAATTCAATTTGTTCAAATTTGTGATCAATATCAAATGCATCCCGAGAAGAACTTCTCTCCAGAATTTTTTTCTGGAGAGCACTTATCTCAGAGACTTCTTTTCTAATTAATTCAGAATTGAATAAATCACTCATCAGCTTTGGTCACCTTTCCTCCAGGGCTATCACCAGGACCTTCAGTTTGTGCTTCATCATCAGTAGGTAGTTCCACCCCCTGGCCAGTAAGATATTCAATAATACCCTGAAGCTTCAATGCGATCTCCCGCTTTTCTGTTAATTGATTATTAAGATTTTGAATGTCGCCAACGAGTTGCCTTTGCTGTTCGACACAGCTTTTAAGATGAGTTTGCTGTTCAGTCATTTGTAACTTTCTCCTTTAAAATTATTTTATAGGTATCCGATTCAATTTGCATAAATGGTCGATATTTCCTAATCCTCATACTATAAAACTTCCAAATTGGATCATTCAATATTCTATCATAATTTTTGACATAATGCAAGATGTGATCAAGGATGACCATAGTTTCTATGGACACCTTATTTATGCTATGCAATTTAATCAATTTTGAGTGTTTTCCACATTCACAAAACATTACATCATCTAAATTACAATTTTCATCCAATAGAGTATTGATATTTTCCTTAAAGGTATACGTTAAACTATCAGTTCTAGATTTCCAAGTATTGTAGTAGGTGTTTCCACAATTTATGATTTCTCGAATCCATAATTTTTGAGAATCTGTACATTCAATAAAGCTTGCAAGAAAAAATTCTTTAATTTCCCCATCATTTTTTTGCCTTGAAAGTTTTTCAAAAAAATAACGATCATTTCTCTTATTGAATGCACTCACACTTGCATTTGTCTTTCCATGATACTTAAAGTAATCAAAATTTTCTCTATTGAAATGATTCTTAAATGCTAAGTAAGTTTTATAGCATTCATGTGGTGTCATATTGCAAGTTTTGCCTTAGAAGATTTACGAAGATAGTTTAACTGCATGGCTTCACATCTCAAACGCTCCTTCAGTGGTTTTGAAAGAAGCTTTGGAACATTTTCAATATCAATACTATTGGTTTCGCAGTATTGAACTATAGCTTCAATATAATTGATATTGCCAGTTTTAACAAAATTTTCAATCTCAGTAGAAAATTTAGATTGACTTAAAAATTTATTCTTAAGTTCACGTTGTAGATCAGTGAGAATTTCCATAAGCCTGCAGTTTTTCTTCTATGAATTTTTTAATGTATCGAGTAAGTAGAGCAATATAAACTCCCAAATTTGTCTTTATAAAAACTTTAACCTCACCTTCAGGAGTTACCATAATGGTGACCAGTTGTTTTACCACCTTTCCAGTCAATTCGTGATACATGCAGGCGTAAGCTACTTCTTGAACAAAGTACTGTTGAATCCACTCCTCAGGTTTAATCTTCTTTGAAGTTTTAAAATCAATAACCGCAAGCTCTCCCCTATATTCAGCAATACAATCAACTCTTCCTGCAATACCAAAATAGTCACTGTATAGTGAACTTTCAATTGCATGAATATTGTTTATGTTGTCTAGCTCTGTTTTTGCAGAGTCAAACATGAAGTAGGCTTCTTCGTCATATCTATCAGATTCAAGTAATTTATTTTCTAAGTAATCTTGACAAATTTGGTGAAAATTTGTACCCCTCGTTGTAGATTCTTTACAGATTCTATCAGCT